TGGAGCCAGCTTTCTGAGAATGAAAAGGCCGATCCAGCGGTATTGATATCGTATGTACCAGCCTTCATCGTCGCTGCAGCTGTAGCTGAACCAGATGTTAAACCTCCAAACACGTCGCTGTTTCCTGTACCAACTTTGATGTTTGTACCAGAGACGGTGTAGGTGCTTCCAATTCTTTCTGAAACCGTTGCCGCACCATTTACTTGGAGTTGTGTTGATGTAGACAGCGTATGCACCAAATCGGCACGAGCAATTGGGGCATTAAATATAAACAATAATGGCAAAAATTTCCACATTTTACTAATCAAATTAGTGTAACGGTTCTATAAGTTTACTAAGGGGTAAACTTAGTATGTACTGCCACTATACGATGACTGAAGATGTAACAAAGTCTCCTACAACACCATCCAAAAAAGAGGAGAAAAAGAAGAGTGTTTTTACTAAATTAAAAGAGGGAATTGATGATAAAGAAGAACAATTAGCAATTTTGTCCACTTTTGTGCGGCTTGGCGTTGTCGTTTGGAGCGGATTTATCATTTCGTTAAATTACATCGAAATTCCAGGAATGGGGCAGCAATCTCCTAAAGATATCACCTTCGTAGCTTCAGTGTTTACAGGGGCTTTGGCTAGTTTTGGGCTGCAGACAGCGTCTAAGAAAGGCGACGGAACAATGAAGATGGATGACAAGAAAAAAGGTGGTTTAGGTGATATTAGTAAGGCTGATTTTGAGCGTTTAATTGAAAAGATGTCACAAGTTGGTCCTACTCAGACGTTGCGTATCGAGCAAGCGCCTATTAAAATTACTACAGTGGATAACAAGACCTCTCTCAACTCCTAAATCTAGATGTATAGGAAGAGCAGCATGAATTGGACAGCTCTTGGATTAGGCACCTTTCTTGGAGTCTCAAATATTGGCTTAATGGGTGCCTTAATAAATCAGGGCAGCTTACCTGTTGTTGATTTTCCTGTTGGTAGTTATACGTCGTATGAGATGGAGGCTACTAAAGATGGTTATAAGATTCGATATAACGCTAATGATCCAAAGGTAATGATAAAAACAGAGAACGTTGTTAAACCAGCTAGTGGTTTATTTAGCAAAGGTGCTACAACTGTCGATTTATATGAAGAATATACGATGAATGGGAAAGTCCACTTGGATGGAGGTGACGACGCTTCTAAGCTTACCGCCAAGGAAATAGCTTGCATCAAGGCCGAAGGCGCTGGAGGCTCTACTGGAGGTGTTATAGGAGCCTCTGTAGGTGCTCAAGCGGCGCCTGCCCTATCTAACATACCTATTATTGGCTGGGTTGCTGGTGGATGGGCAACCATGTTTGGTCAGAAAACAGGAGCTAACCTTGGAGGGGACATAGCTAAAGCAATTGAAGGTTGTTAAGTATTTGATGTGTATATTTCCGAAGTTGGTCAAAAACTTATAAAAACTTTTGAGGGTGCTGCGTTATCAAAAAGTATTGTAAAAGATTTAGAAGAGAAGGTATCTAACTTAATTACTGCACCAGTAAATCAAAATCAATTTGATGCTTTGTTTTCATTTGCTTCAAATATGGGAGTAACTGTTTTAGAAAATTCTTCTTTATTGAAACGTATCAATAGTTTAGAAGATCCTTGTGAGGTAGCTAAGGAAGAGCTGCATAAATGGAATAAGGAAAGTGGGCAAATTTTTCAAGCTTTATCAAGAAGGAGATCTGCTGAATTAGAATTATTTTGCCAGAAACCACCGGATTTTAAATGGGGTTGGGTTTCTATTACGTCTCGAACTAAAACTTTTTTAAAGAAACGTCCAGTAGATGTAAAGCTATTGGAATCTGAGGAGAAAGCAGATGTTGCACGAAATCGGAGTATTCGCCGTTGTCAAGTTATAGAAAGATCCGATGGACACACATATTTAGAGTTAGGATTTGGTTTAGGTAAGTGGTGGGTATTTGATGGTCATTGGTCAGGTTTGAGATCCGAAGTTTCTATACATCCTTATGCAGTAAAAGATAATTTAAGTTACTTACGAGAATTTCCTTATATTGGACATGACCCTGACGATATAGATAATAGCCTTAAAAGCCAGTCCTTTTGTATGACTATGGTGATGAAATATTTAGATGCAAAAGGTATTAACACGTTTAATGACTACTTAGAAGTACTTAATAAGCATGGTATCAATTCTTCTAAAGAGTCTCAGCTAAAGACAATACGGGAATTAGGCTATACAGCGACGTTTGGAATGTCTTATGACGAAGATGATATTAAAGATAATTTAAAAAGAGGCTTACCAGTTGTTGTTAGTTTAATTAGTCAAGGTCCTATATCAGAACCGAAGCGTGGACCCCACTCTGTTGTAATTACCGGATATGACTATGATTCTTGGTTAGTTCAAGATCCTTTTGGGGAATTAAATTTAGTTGATGGTGGCTTTACTGAACGAAACCCTGTTGTAGGTAAGAATATTAAATATCCTTATGAACAATTTAATAGACGTTTATTTGCTGCTGGTGGAGCCACAGGATGGGGCTGGTTAAATTTTCGTGAATACTTTGATAAAAATTAAAGATTAAGGGAAGCTATTCTCCTATGTGACCTTTTAAATCATTCGATGACTGACGCTGTTAAATCTCTTGAAGATCAACTACAAGATCAAAAACAAAGTTTAGAAGAAAATATTAGGCAAACTGAAGCACAGATGTCTAGACTAAAAGAACAGTATTTAAAAGTTCTTGGGGCACTTGAATTTGCTGCTATTCAAAAACAGGAAACTGAAGGTACTGATGATTCCACTGATTCTGAGGATGTAACCTCCTAAAACAATGTTGAGCGAATTAAACAGAAATCGATATCGAGCTTTAGAATTATTAGCAGAACATGTACGATCACCGTCTCGTGAATTATCATTAGATGCCATTATTAGTGACATTAGTGATGAGGACTTAAGGTGGGTTACAGAAAAGATTCATTATTACTTACTTAAGCTTTTAGAAGATGCTGATTACGATCCTGCTGAAGATGAAGTTATTAGTTTAGTTGAGTAATTTTAAAGGTAAGTTTATGCAGTTTACAGTTTTTTCAAGACTGCTAGATAGTAGATGATTAATTGTGAGCAAGACCTTTTAACTCACTTAATTGTTCTTACTCCTCGAAATGCACGTAAAGAATTTAGAAACCATATATTTGAAGCTTGGGAGTGGGAGTGCGCCTACTGTGGTAAAGAACTAAGTGAAGATACAGCTACTATTGATCACATTGTTCCAAAATTTAAAGGAGGTCATAATATTAAATCAAATATGTGTTGTTCTTGTTCTTCTTGTAATAAGTTAAAAGGTTCCACATCATTAGATAATTGGTACACGGTTAATAATCCTTTCTATTGCAGGGAAAGACTTGTTAAAATAAAAAAATGGATGGAACAAAGCATCTGTATTTTAGTTAGCAAATGACTTCCTCACCTGATATCGATAAAACTACTCCTGAATCATTAGATTTCTTAAGAAACTATGCAAAGAATCCTGAAAGTTGGATTTCAGAGAGAATTGTACAAGACTTACCTACAGTTGGTAGAGAGGCTTTAGATGGTTCTGTAAGAAATGATATAAAAGCTAAAGTTATGAACGGCGTTATAAGAGTTTAAACAGGAGAAAAACTTCTCCACCATTTTGTAATTATATATTTTTTCCCAGACTCAGGAGGTAATGCCTCATGTTTTGTTAATACATTTCTAGTTCCGTCTTTATTTAAATTGTTCCAGGCAAGTAGCATGCCTCTTTTAGGTTTTATTTTTATTTTCAAATCTGGAAAATTAGTTTCTCCTCCTTTTTCTACATCATTTAAATAAATCATATTCGTCCATGTTCTTTGCCCTTGCCATGCTATGAAATCTTCCAAATTATCAAGTTCTTTTGAAAAAGAATCCCAATGTGCTTTATAAAATTCGCCAATTTCATATCTTTGCCCTTGTATTGTTTCTCCTTGATATGGATGTAAATCCATTAAGTCTGTTAATTTTCTTTCGATACTGAGATAAAAAGGATGCTCCATATATCTTAAAGAACTTAGGCTGCTAGTACGTTTATCTGATATACCTGTGACAGTTCTAGCTCGTTTTGCATCTTGTTCAATGACGCCACTAAGCAATTTACAATCGATAGGAGTTAAAAAATTTTCTATACAGTAAATTTGGGCTTTTTTAGTAGTTATAGGGGTAGCTATAGAACAGATTTGGTTGTTATAAAAAGTTAAATAGTCTAAGTCTTTCGGTTGTGTTTTAAAATTACAGGCGGCAAGAATCCAAGCTATATCTTCACTGTTTAGTCCAAATCTTTTCATATGGCTTTCTATTGTTACCTTTCTATTTACACCTTCTACTGCATATTGTTTAAAACTTTTTATTATTTCTTGCTTTCTTTTTATCATGGTGTGTAGAATTATATAAATAAGAATAACGCATTTTGGAAATAGCTGCACTGACATTTATTGCTATTTATGGAGGGTCCTACTTTTTTGGGACTGCATGTTTACGTCATAATTCGCATCTTCATGAATCTAAGTTAATTCAAAGAACCTGTCGCCGTTAGGTTTTTCTTGCTCTTCAATTTATCACTGGTAGTATAACTATAAGGTTTTAGCTTTTTATGGATGCAGTTGAGCTTCCAATGGACGTTGAATTTCAAATTCACGCCACGGCCTTAGCGATTCAAAATTTAGATCGTGACGACCTAGAGGAAGCCTTTATTGAAATGCTTCATCAAAGAGCATTGGATCGTCAAATGTTTTTTGGCGTTCTTAAAGATCACGGCATTGATGCCGATATTAAATTCAACATCTCCACGCTGGGACAGGTTTCTTAAATACTATGGCTACTCGCACTATTGAAGGCACTTTAGACACATTTAGTGTCGATACAGGCTCTGAAGTTACTTACCTTGGTGCAACGTCATCAGGTAATCCAGGAGAGGCTATTAGAGCCTTCCGTGTAAATCCAGGTAATACTGGAAATATTATTGTGAAACTTGATAAAACAAGTGGTGTTAACACAATGGAGATCTTCCAGGAAGATGCTTATACAGGAAGTAGTGCTGCCACCGGATATAAAGTTGTTTCAAATATTGCTTCTAATGGTAAAGGTAAAGGTGCTGTAGGAGTTGCAGTTACAAATGCAGCTAAAGACTATGTTGTACTACTAACTTTAGACGGTTATTCTGAAGTCAGTTACAACGGTAGCGTTGACGTCCCATAAGAAAAGAAAAGTAAAAGAAAAAAAGTGGAAAGAACATCCTTTTTTAAATGAAAAAGGAATAGAACTTATAAAAAGATTTAATCCTGCACGTACTAACCTTGGTATGGGTAGGTATGCTCCTTATAAGGACTATGGAGAGGATTTATGGCGTATTGGATATGGAAGTAAAAAGCTAGGAAAGAGTTATCTAAGATCGGATGATATAGCTACAGAAGAGGAAATAGATATTCAATTAGAAGAAGATCTGAAAGTATTTTCTGATTTAGTTTCTCAATATGTATTTGTCCCTTTAAATAAAAATAGAAAGGCCGCTATTTTGAGCTTTGCTTTTAGTATTGGTATAAGTTCTTTAAAAACTTGTCGTCTTTTAGAGTTAATAAATAAATCTGCTAGTAGAAATGAGTTAATTAAGGAATGGAGTCCTTATATCAATCGGTTGTGGTGTTCAGGTGGAGATCTAATGGTAGCTCAACGTCGAACAGAACTGGATACGTATCTGGCCCCTGACAAGACAATTCCAACGTTTGTTCCTCATCGGTGTTATTCCAAGAAATGTTTATTAAATCTCCCTGAGACTTATACTGGGGCACCCAATCAGCTGAAAGCAATTGAATATCTTGAGAAAAAACTGGCTCAGTGGGACCCGTCTGGGGAAGCTCTACGTCGATTTTTTCGTTATTGGTCTGAGAAGCCACGTGGTCTAGGATCTCCGAAGCGGCAACAGGATCTCGATTAAGTAGATCTATTGCATCCATTAATTGAAGCTCTGGCTCGTTTTTATAAGCTTCTTTAATTACTTCATAATCCATTTGTTTCAGCCTTTTGGTGCTTTAAACCTATTTTAAGCAGAACTAAATATCCGATCAAATCTTGTATTACATCTTCATCTTCTCCTATTAAACCAGCTCCTTTTTGGATTCTATTTAACTTATCGTCAATTCTTACCAAAATTTGTTCTACAGCACTTGCCTTACTAAATATTCTGGATGGTTTTAGAGCCGAGTCTCCATATTGTTTATTCTTATAAAGAAGAAGTTCTTTTATGTCATTACAAACTGCAGAAATCTCTTCTTGTGTCTTCGTCATTGTCATATTCGTGTCCAATACAATATAGATATGAATCCCCAGTTTAGCCAAGATTATAACGTTGACGAACGTTATAAAGAAGTACGTAAACAACCCCACACAGTTGACAATGTTAGGGGTATGAATTTTTTACGAAATTATGTTAATCGTTTACGTGATAGCAACTGGCCTCGACCTTTTAAGGGTTAACAAATTACCTTTCCAATATTAGAAAATATTTCTTTAAATTTATCAATTTGTTGAAAACCATATTCCAATTTAGGTAGATAGATAAAATAACCCCAATAAAGAGGTTCTTTTAAAGTGTAAAAACCTTTTCCATGAACTAAATTAGGTCTATCAACAGGTACACACACTGGGTAATCCCACATTTCTGGTAAAACACGCATCATTTCTGGGTAAATTGTATAAAATAAAGCTTCAGGAATATTCCTCAGTTTCCATTCTTTTAATAGTCTTTTAAACCATATAACTGAAGGAGCTTTAGACGATATGCCGGCAGATTTACTCCAGCGCCATGTACCTCTTTCTTTATTAAAAGAACATCGACCATATGTTGGAGGGAAAAGATAAGTTACTCCTGTCCAAGGGTCTTGGATATTTAAACCATCTTCTTTAATCGTGTATATTTTTTTAGCTCTTATAAACTCAAGATTTGCATTATGCGTGGAGCATGGATCAAGGTCTATATCTCCTAAAAGTGCATCAATGTAAGGTAAATAATCTACTGGAGTTACCCAATCGTATTGTATATGTTCAATTCGTCCTAAAAGGACTCTATAATTAACCCATTTTAATTTTCTTTTTTTATTCAAATTCCAATTAGACCTTTTAAGCTATTATTTTCATCACTAGATTTGAAGTGATATAAGCGTATTCCATCTTTTTCGTCTTGTATTAGGAATAAGGCTTCTTTTTCTGGATCTAAGGATTCTGCAATAGCTACTGCTTTCTGTAGATGTTCTTTACCTGCTAAATTGTGGTTATTAGCTTCATTAAGAGTCTTTATAAGCTTGTTAATAGTCAAATAAAACATACTATCTTTATCTGGTCTATCAGGCATGAAGACTATGGCACCTTCTCCTTCGTTATCGTAAAATTTTTTATAAAATTCAACTTGATCAGCAATTATTCGTTCAATAGTTAACGCATATAATTTATCTTCATCTTCTCCTGTTGTTTGTTTTAAAAGCTTTGCAAGAAGCTGATTTCTTCTACTAGTCATAATATTTTTTAGATACTTTAGTTTATCAAGTATTTGTCGATTGAACAGTCTGTTTCTTTGGTACAGATTTGACTAAATGACCTAGTCCGGATTTTTTTAAAGTTTCTAAGAGTTTTGTAAGTGGTTTATACAAAACTACTGCTTTTTGCATGTTTCCAATTTTTTTTATTAATTTTCCGTTTTCGTCTCTTAGTTTCGTTAATTCTCCTTGCCTTATTAAATATTCGGCAACACAGCGATAACGCCTTTTTTCAGCTAAATTTATTTCTGGGTAACGGTCACAGATAGTACTTGTTCTCATATCACTAAAAGTTATTCGAATTTGATCTGCTAGTGATAAACCTAACATTAAATCAGTGGTACTTGTCTCATATCCTCGAATTAACTCTAAATATCTTCTCAAATCTGGAGTTTTAAAGCTACCTGAAGGAGGTATAAACATACTTATTTGCTCTACTAATGATGGCATTAGTTTTTTTTCGTAGTTTGATACTGTTACTGACTCGATATCTAATTCAGCGAATCTATAGCTTTGATAGACATTTGAATCGTCTTCAATCGGTTCGTAGTCTGTATTTTCTAAGACTTTTAACCAGTCTTCATTGTTTATTATTGTCATTCAAGAAGACTGTCTTGTTTGATGTTAGCTAATTTTCTGTATTCGTCCCACTGTCTTTTATGATCAATCATTAAAACTGACTCATAATAATCACGTATTTGTTTTTCTCTCGGTTTATATTCATCATATAGCATTTTTTTACTTTTATCCGCTTGATACCTTGTTTCTGCCAACATTTTTTGCTCTGGAGATAGTAAAATATTTTTTAAAACTTTTATGGACACCTTTGAGATAAGTTCGCTAAACTCGGTAAGGAAAGGATATTGTTCGACATGAAGAGACCTATTACCTACGCTGAACTGCTGTTGGTTTTGATTTTTATTCCGTTTGGTTATGTCGGAGTCCAGCATTTGCATGAGTTTGTCACAGATAGAATCAGTATAGAAATAAAATTAAAGTAGGCATAGACAATGGTTGCTGGTTTAAACGTAGCTGCGATAACAAATGTATTAAAGCAACTTGATTTAGAAGGTTTAGGTTCTGGTCTAGGATCAGCCTTAGCTGGAAATAACAATAATGATGATAATGGAGCCACGCCTCCTCCTTCTAATGGTATTGATACCGGAGCTACTAGAGTTTTACCAGGAAAAGAATTAATTTTACCTGTTGCAGCTGATTCAGATGAATTTAATTTCTCTAGATCTTTGTCAGGTTTAGATAGAGACACATTTAATAGATTAGAGGAAATAAAAAGACAAACAGAGATAGAAACTGGTAGTCCTAGAGAAAAGGCATATAGAGCCGCACAATTACGTAGTGATATTGCAAGAGATAGGTTTGCGTCTATGCCTACTCGCACTGCAATGCAGGATGTAAACCAATTTAGAAACCCTTATTATAGTGATTCTAGTGCTTGGGGTTTAGCAGATAGTAGAAATGCTGCAAGAAATACTTGGGCTGACGCAGCTAGTATTGCTTCTGCTAGAAAGACAGGCGCATATGGAGATGATCCTATAGAGCAAGGATATGCACCTAAAGATGCAATGACAGTGAAGAGTTGGACACAGCCTGAGTGGTCTAAACCTGCAGATGGTTTAAAAAATTTACCTCAAGTTGGCTCAGATGAATGGAATAAAAAACCTGACATTTCTATAACTCCTATAACTCCTATAACTCCTATAACTCCTATAACTCCTGATACTCCTGATACTACTGATGCTCCTGCGTATACTCTTTTCTCCACTTGGAGACCTAATGATAATTATGATGGTGAGATCCTTCCTGGTGATTTCGGCGTAGGTCCTAAGTATGCAGAATATGAAAAACTATTTGAAAGGCAAATAGCTGCGGGTTGGCCCCTTGAAGTAGCTATGTACATGTCAAGGACAGCGACCCCAGAAGATCATATGAACGCTTTTGGAAGTAAGAATAGTTGGAGAAAATGGGGAGGTGGTAAAAAAAGAGGAGCTGGTGGAATTGCTGGAAATAGTAGCACTAGGGGTGCAAGTGAAAGTGGTACAGGTATAGCAGCTGGGAATTCTAATTTCAATGCCCCATCATTTTCTAGTTTCGGAGGTAGTTTCTTTTAAGGTTAAATAACTCTATTTATAACCTTATTAACTATTTATAGTACCAAAATCTATACTTCCTGAAACACCTTCAGATACTAAACTGAAATCAACTTCTTCATCAATAGGTTCATCAACAAATTTCCAATCAAGACTATTTACATTTAAAGTAATTGAATATGTTGTTTCTAAATAACGTATATCATTTGTAATTAAGAATAAATAATTTCCAGGTTCTAACGAAAGGTTAGGGTAATCAATATTTGGAGTATCCCCTTCTCCATCTAAATAATCAATTCCAGCTTCTTTTGCTACATAACCTTGATCATTGATTGGAAGTTCTTCCCTTCTATTTTTTTCAAATATTTCATAAAAAGCTAATAAAGTATTTTTATTAGTATTTTTTTCATATGAAAATTGACTGTAATTCTGTGTAAATTGTACTGATCTTGGTTTAGTTAATCTGAATTTATAAAATGTTGTTTGTTTACGTGATAAACCTCCATGGGAATTACTTATAGTTACTGTTTTAAAAATATCTGTAAAATTCCCTAAGTCTATTGGAGTATAAATACTATCTCCATCTTCTTGTGGTTTAGGGTCTGATCCAAAATAAGAGGTTGGGCCATATGCAGTAGGCCCAGAACCTCCAGTAGGATATGCTTCTACAGTTCCTAAATTATAGAAACCTGAATTACTCGGAATTGTTGTTAGATATCTGCTCATTTTTAGATGCTAAACCAGTAAATAATGCATGCATAGGATGATTGATATCATCTCTGCCATCTTTTATATATAGTTCATTCATTATTCTAACTCGTTCAGATTGACGCCTAGCTCCTTCTTTACCTGTACCTTCCTCTTCTACTGTTGAAATATTATGATAGTCAACTCCAATTTCTAGACAGGATAATCTTAATTCTGCTTCTTCTTTAGTCTCACACCATGCTCCCCACGTAGTTTCGCCATCTAAGACAATCATTGGAGCATAACTTTTTTCCTCAAAATGATAATTACTTGGTACTACTTGACTTTTTTTTGATGTTATTTTTCTTTTTTTTGTAGAAATCAATGATGTTGTCATGGTTTGTTTTAATTACCTCTATTTTTTTAGGTGAAGGTTGGCATTTGAGTTCCCTAATTGTACTGTGCAGTGGATTACAGCAAAAAGGTTCACAGGTTTTTTTAGTAAAAACTCTGTATTTACCTGTATAGCCACGACTCAACCAAAAAGCTACTCTTGTAGCTGCTTGAGAGACACCAACATGGAATGGTGAGGGAAAATTTGCTACAGATTCTTTTCCTTCTTTTTTAGTTGCTCCCAACCAAGGCCAACATTCATCTTGTCCTCTAATGTCTACTTGTTCCCAAAAGCGTCTTATACCTGGAAACCATTTATATTCAAAATTACGAACATCAATTTCACATCTACCTTTTTTTATTTCTTCCATGCAATCTAAACATTCCCCCATTACACCAAAGTTACCGATATGTTTTTCAGAGCCTTGTTGATGCCAAGGACATTCAAGTTTATTAGCCACGTAGTATTTTAATTTAAATTCTTTAGCTTCTTTAGGATACTCCATTATTAGTTTTGAACAATTCATCATTACGTTTAGCCAAATCTCATCTTCATTTGGAGCGTTATTTTCAATTTCTTCATAAATTTCATTGTTACATATTCTTCTAACAGTGTGATAGGCAAGTTTATATTTTTTTGATAGTCCTAAACTACTTTTTCCATCGGCTTTTTCTCTTCTTAATTGATTTATTAAATCCTTATTTAACAAGGTTTTTTCACGTTTTAACTGTTCATATGCAACATCTGTCCTTGTACCCCAATAGTAATGAGCCGGGTTTAAACAGTATTGTGATTTGCAATGTGATCTTCTTACAATAATTGGTTTATGTGGTTCTTGTGTGTAGCCAGCCATTGATAAAATTAATGGTCTTGCATCTCTTCCTCTATAGCTAATACCAGTTTTTTTACTTGTAGTAAAACCTTGAAAAATACTGTGATTACAACTGTTTTTATCTTTTAAGCACCAACAAGAGTCTTGCCCATGCATTTTATATGCGGTTTGAAATGCCTTTGCAAATACAACTTGATCTAAAACTGTAAGGTCGTCATAAAGGAAAGTATACATATTTGTACTTTCATTAGGGGACTGAGGGTACTTACCCTAAACCTCTTCTGGCACAATAGCAATCATTGAACACCCAAATACCTAAAAAAAATGCCTCTTTTATTTACTTTTATAGAAGAGGAGGTTAGGTAGGTGACTGTCAATTTTAATAGTTTACACTCATATACCTAACCCCCGCCTATACGCACTTAAGTAAAAAGACCATTATTTTATAGATTTTGGGTGTTGAATTGAAGATTATTGTGTTGCAGTAGGTTTGAGCTAAAAATAAAGGCAAAAATGACGTTCCCCTAGTAAATTTTTACCTTATTTTTGATTTTTCAAGGGAATTTTTTGGGTTTTATTGAATATGGATAGGTAAGTGACTGTTAAATTTCAAAGGTTACACTCATATACCTAACCCTCATTTGTAGTTAAAAATTTCTTCGTATATGGCTGCAAAATCTTGAGCCATGTCTTGATTTTCGGTGTAGCGGCACATGCCACCACCGGGAACACAAACACGATGGAAGATATGACCTTGATCACTTATCGTCTCAATCGTTGTCCCGTGGGGGAGAATAGTCACTTTAGTCGTTAATTTTTCGATGATAATATTGTAAGTACTACATTAAAAATATTTATAATGCCTATTCCTTTAGTAGCTGCAGGTACGTCTTCTGCTTGGTTGCCATATTTATTAGCATTAGGTGCCGGTGGTACTTATGCAATGAATAGGGACAGGATTAATCGTATGGCTGGTAGTTTTAATATTCCTTGGCCTGGACGTGAGAGCGCAGAAGAAAGATGGCTACGTACAGGTAGTTTTGATGAACCAGGTACAGCAGAAGTAATAACTGCAGCTCCAGGTTCAACTGATAGTGAGTTCGATGGAAAAACGATAGTTTACCCACCTGGTCCATTAGTACATCAACCTGCAGGAGAGTTAGTAGGAACGGGAGGAGGAAATGGAGGCAATGGTGGAGATGATGATAAACGTTATTGGCAAAATGCAAGATGGGGTGCTTTAGGGGAGATTCCTAGTGTATTTTCAAGATTATTTGACAGAGCAAGTGATGTTGATCCATATGAAGCAGGTCGTATAGAAAGAGAAGAGCAGGAATGGGGTCCAGGTGGACAACCTTCTGCAAGTGATCAAATTGATGCTTATGAGAGGAGTAAATGGTTACAAAAAACAAGAAATAGTCCTGCTCAGAGATCAGGGGCTTTCTCTGATGATGAGTTATGGGAGCTTCAAAAAAAGGATAGAGCATTTCAAGATGCTCAACGCAATAGAACAATGGATGAATTTGTGGAAGCATATCCACAATCTCAGACTGCAAAAGAATATGCGATTCGGAATAGAATCCCATCATCACTTGATATGGAGTTTTAATAGCTACTAATTGTCACAGGTATAATTAATAAAAATAGGTAAAGATTAATGGGCGGCGCAGGTTTTGATCCTTCAGGTTTAGATATGGCTAATTTAGGTGATCCTCGTCGCCAAGAAGGATTACCAGGAGGTTATGCAACACAGGGTCAGGCTGTAAGTGCTCCGTATGCGGAAGCAAATATGAGAGCTGCTGAAAAAACTAATCCTATGAATGCAGTTTCACAGGAACCACCTATTACAGATAGGGTTGATGATTATTTAGCTCGAATCGGTGCTTAAAAATGGGAGACAATGATTTTCCAGCTGTAATGGCAAATGGTGGTAATCACAAAAAAGCCGTTGATTTAGCTAATCAATGGCAATCTCGTCATAGTGGTAGTTCAACATTTATGCAAAGTGGAACAGGTATACCTACTAGTGGTGAGCATGTAGAGTTTGAATCAGGAGAAGGTTCGTTAGAAGATCCTTGGTATACAGAAAGGAGAGAGGTCTTTTAGGTAGTAGGTTTTTAGAGCGTAAAATTATATATAAAGCGCAAAGTTTAGAAGAGTAGATGACACAGACTAAAGCTGAATTATTACAAACACGCCATCAAGGTGATATACGTCTCGGTGATGCTAACTCC